ACTATGTGTGGGACGCCAAAGCCACCGAACGCGGTGAGGACGCCCCCGTCAAGAAGAACGACGACAGTTTGGACATGTTACGCTACGCGATATGCACTACTGAGTCACAATGGCGGTCTGAGTTGCGTGTCGGTCCATAACCTCTAGATGCAACGCGATATGCTGTACTCATGAAATCAGAGACAATCGTGTTCAACGGGATCCGTTTTCGCCGCTACCCCGAATCGGAGCGACGCACCCACCGCGTCTACTACTCGCCGGGGATCAGTGATAGGCAAAAAGGAATCCAGTCACTCCATCAGGAGATCTGGAAGGCAGCCAATGGACCAATCCCCGAAGGCTTCCACGTCCACCACCGAGACCACGACCCGCTGAACAACAACCTGTCCAATCTCGAGTGCATCCCGGCCCGTGATCATCACCAGCATCACAGTGCCGATGATGATGTACAGGAGCGTCTTACCAGTCCCGAATGGCTTGAACACCTAGCCGTGATCCGGGAACAGACCAAGACGTGGCATGCATCCCCCGGAGGGCTCGAGTGGCACCGCCAGAACGGCATTAAGTCCATGGCCAAGCGGCCTGTGCTCGCCGGGACGTGCGAGCAGTGCGGGAACGCGTTCCTGTCCAAGAAGCCTGACCGTTTCTGCTCAAACAAGTGCAAGGCCGCGTGGCGCCGCGCTTCGGGCGTGGATAACGAGACGCGGACATGCAACCTGTGCGGCAACGCCTTTGAGGTCAACAAGTACGCCCAGAAGAATTACTGCTCCCGTTCCTGCGCCTCAAAAGCGGGGAGGGCACACACCGCCACACCCTGAGAGGCACACACCATGGCTTTGCCACAGACCACCCAAGCATGGCCGCCAGTGCAACTGGCGAAGACCCTGCCGCAAATGGGTGTGTGGTCAGCCTGGTACGCCGGCGACTCCGACCAACTCAGCAGTGTGTACGGTGGGGCGACCGGCGCCGACCCGAGTGCGACCGGGTTCTTCGCCTCCGACCATGGCGGGTTCCGTGCGACCGTGGGCCGTGCCTTGACGCGCTGGTTCTGGGGTGAGCAGTCCCGCGGCCCGGATCGCAGGGTCAAGCTCCACGTCCCCATCGCCGCCGAACTCTGCCAGGCCTCCGCTGACCTGCTGTTCGCCGACCAGATCACCCTCAAAGCCGCCGACGTCACCACACAGACCCGGCTTGACACCCTGTGTGACGACGGGCTGCACTCGGAGCTCGCCGAAGCCGCTGAGGTCGGTGCAGCACTCGGCGGGGTCTACTTGCGGGTCACGTGGGACGACACCGTCTCCCCCGACAAGCCGTTCCTCACCCATGTGGACGCTGACCAGGCCATCCCGGAGTTCACGTGGGGACGTTTGACTGCGGTCACGTTCTGGCAGGTTGTGGCCCGGGATGGGAAGCACGTCTACCGGCATCTCGAACGTCACGAAACACTGGCTGACGGGACGGGGGTTATCCTCCACGGCTTGTACGACGGCGAAGAGGACAAGCTCGGCCACCCGATCCCGCTGACGGAGCAGCCCGCCACGGCCGGTCTTGCCCAGTATGTGGACGCGTTCGGGATGAAAAGTTCCGAGTCTGACGGGCTGTGCGTCGAGTACGTCCCGAATCAGACGCCGAACCGGAAATGGCGGACCGACCAGCACGGCCGCAACCTCGGCCGCAGTGACCTTGACGGTGTCGAGCAGCTCATGGACGCGTTGGATGAGGTCTACACCAGTTGGATGCGTGATATCCGGCTCGGTAAGTCGCGGCTGATGATCGCCAAGTCCCTCCTGGACAACGTCGGGACCGGCAACGGGGCGGCGTTCAACGTGGAGCAGGAAGCCTACTCCTCGATGAACCTGTTGGCCGGGGCTGACTCGAAGCTGGCCGACCAGATCGAAATGGTCCAGTTCAACATCCGGGTCCAGGAGCATAAGGAGACCTCGGCGGAGTTGGTGCAGGACATCCTGCGGTTGGCCGGCTACTCCTCGGAGACGTTCGGGATCTACGACGGCGGCGGCCCCGTGAAGACCGCCACCGAGATTGAGTCCAAACAGCAGCGCTCCCTGTTGACCCGTGACCGGAAGATCCGGCTGTGGCGCCCGGCGATCGCCCGGATCATCGAGAAACTCCTCGCCGTCGATAATGCCCTGTTCCACACAGCCTTGGTGGTGCAGCAGCCGGACGTGTGGTTCCCGGACGGGGTGCAGGACTCGCCCCTGTCGATCGCCCAGACCGTGCAGGCTTTGCGCGCCGCTGAGGCCGTCTCGGATCAGGTCGCGGTCGGCATGGTCCACACGGACTGGGACGAAGACGAAGTGTTGGAGGAGGTTGCCCGGATCGTTGCGGAACGGGTAGCAGCCCAGCCGCCCGCCCTGCCGGACCCGATGTTCATGCATCCGACTGATGGGAGCCTGACCGATGGCGGAGCAGACCCAGGAGTCCCTGCCGTCAACGGTTGACACCATGGCGGCCGCGGTCCTGGTCGTGTTCGCGGCGGCTGAGGCCCGGCTGGTCACCGGCTCGGCGGTGTTGGTGCGGGCGGCGATCCTGAATCCGGCCTTGGCCCCATCCTTGCGGGGCAGGCTGGACCGGCTCGCCCTCGAAACCTCCCACGAGGTCATGGCCAAGGTCCACACCCTGGCCACTGAGGTCGCGGCGACGGCCACCCGGAACGGTGACGCCACGGCGGCCCGGGAAGTGAAAGCCCTCGAGCAGTCCGTGAAGAACTTCACCGCCTCACCTGTCTCGAAGATCCTCCCCCACGACGTGACCGCCTCGGCGGCCATTGCGGAGGACCTGGCCACCCGGCTGGGTGCTGCAGCCCAGCGCATCACCCGGTACTCGGACGACGCCTACCGGGCTGCGGTCACCAGCGGGGCGTTGGTGCAGATCAACCCGGCCCGCGACATCGTCCGGAACAGCTTCAGCGCGGCAACCCCGCAGGAGGCACAGGCGCAGGCATGGCGGGAACTGTCCGCCAAGGGTGTCACCGGCTTCACCGATGCCAAGGGACGGGAGTGGAACCTCGCCACCTATGTGGAGATGGCCACCCGCACCGCCACCCAGCGGGCCTACAACGCCTCGCACAGGGAGCGGCTGACGCTCGCCGGGATCAACTACTTCACCATCTCCACGACAGGCCGTCCCTGCCCGCTGTGCGCCCCGTGGGAGGGCATGGTGCTGGCTGACACCCCCGGCACGGTTACGGAGGACGGGCACACGTTCACCGTGACCGCGACCATTGAGGACGCGATGGCCGCGGGCCTGTTCCACCCGAACTGCAAACACACCCTCACGGCGTACCTACCCGGGTTCACGGTCCTGAAACCGAACCAGTGGACCCCGGACGATGAGGCCAAATACCGGGACACCCAGAAGCTCCGCGCCCTCGAGCGCACCGTGAGGCAGGCCCGTCAGGTCCAGGCAGCCGCACTGACCCCGTCCGACCGTGCCGCCGCGGGCAGGGACGTCCGGGCAGCGCAGGCCAACGTCCGCGCCTTCACCGCCCAAACGGGGCTGAACCGCCGCACCCGGCGCGAACAACTGAACCTCGGCAACAAATAACCCTCACAGGAGCACGCCATGGCAGAGCTTGCGATCCTCATCGGCATCGCGTTGGTACTGGCTACCTACTTCCTCATCTCTGGGGAATGGCTGACGGCCTGCGTATTTGCCGCCGTCGCCGCATACGGCGTCAAGGTCTGGGTCAAGGAGAGGCGGCGGCGCCATGCTGACGGGCCAGATCGGGCTTAGGCGGCACTCCACCGGCTGGGTCGGCAAGTGCATCGAGTGGGCGACCAACTCCCACACGCACCACGTGGTCGTGGCCGTCAGTGAAACCGTGTGCATCAGTGCTGAGCCGGGCGGTGCACGTTACCGGCCCATCAGCGACTACCCCGCCCTCACATGGTCACGGTTCGGCCTGACCGGCGATCAGATCACCCTGATCCGTGACGCGGCCGCCGACTATGAGCACCGGCCGTACAACTACGCGATCTACGGGCCGCTCCTGTGGCAGCGGATCACCGGCCGGAAAGTGGACGGCTGGGTCGCCCGGTGGTTGTCCCGCCGGCCGAACGAAAACTGTTCCCAACTGTCCGATGACATTTACAACGCCGCGGACCTGCACCTGTTCGAGGACATCCCCGAAATTGTCACGCCAGGCGACTTCGAACGCCTGTTTGCCCGCCTCGGCTGGCTCTAACCAACCCCTCACAACCGTCCCGGGAGGACACCATGACCGCACCAGCACCCGAAGCCCAGAACCCCGCACCTGTGGAGCCCGTAGCCCCCGTGGCACCGGCACCTGTCGAGCCTGCCCCGGTAGAGCCTCCCGCGGCCCCTGCCGTGTGGGATGACCCCGCAGCGGCCCGGGC